CATTGTACACCGTCGGCACAGTCACCCCAGCCGCCTCGCTGATGCGCATATACCCATCCGTGTAGGTCTTCATGCCGCCGTCCGTCTCATTCCAGAGGAAGGCGAACACCACCAAATTATTACCCGACAGCCCCATATCGACCGTCATAAACCGTTTCACTTCAAATCCTTTAGCCATAATATTACTTTTAAATTACCGTTATTTACTCCAGATATTCCCTTACAGCCGCTTTGAACTCATCGACCGAGTAACATACCACGTATTTGTTTTTAAACGCCTTAGCGGCCTCGCAAAACGCTTTCTGCGTATCTGACATCCTGCCGCCCGGCTTCTTCATCTCTATAAGCAGCGATGCGTAGCCCTTCTTCGGCACCAGCAGGATGAGGTCTGCCACACCTGACAAAGAACCCTCGTCTCGCAGGTTCTTCGCCGTCCACGGGTTCCTGAACGATCCGTTAGGGACTGCAAAGAAAACCTTGCTCGCCTCCGGGTACCGCATACGGAACCAGCTCACGCACTCGATCTGTATCTGTCTCTCCGATGGCGGTCTCATAGCTGCTCCTCCACTATCTTGTAGAATGTCCTTCTATGCGTGAGGCTCGCACCTCTCACCATCTGCTGCATCTGCTCGGCCTCCTCCTTGTCGAGGTAGATCTCCAGCTCATTCGTCAGTCTGTTCATCCCTGTTCTCATTTTCCGTCTCCTTACATTTGATATTGTTCACCGTCAGATACTCAAGTCTTAGCAGGTGCATCTTGCTCGATACGTCTTCTTTTTCCTTCTTAAACTTCTGATGGAACCACGCCTTGTCATTCTGGTACGTCTTCAGCAGGTCCTTCTGCTTCTTCTTAAGCTGACCTATCTGGCTCTGTATCTTCTTGCACTCGGCCTGATACTTAACACTCAATTCCATTTTTTTCTCACTCTCCATCGTATTCAGCTCCTGCATCTTTGCATCGAGCTCCTGACGCTTCGCCTCATATTCACTTAAAACCATATCACTTTGTCTTTTATAAGTTCTTACCAAAAATATCCATAGCCGCATTAAATACCATATCCTGGGTAGAGATTTTCTTCTCCTCGACATCCTCTTCGGTGCCTGTCACCCCGTTTGATATCTCACGCTTCTGCTCTATCAGATTATACATATACTCGTCGATGGTACCATCACCAAGCATGTACACACAATTCACAGCGTTCTTCTGCCCGTTGCGATGGGCTCGGTCTTCGGCCTGACTGCAATCAGCCGCCGTCCATGGCCACTCAACGAACAGGACATTGCTTGCCGCCGTGAGCGTCAGACCCGTGCCTCCGCTGCGATAGTTGAGGATGATAAGACGGCAGCTCTCGTCGCTCTGGAACCTATCCACCGCCCACTGCTTCTGCCTGTCATTGTCATCACCCGTCACCGTGACGGCATCCCTGAACTCCGCTTTCAACGCCTGCACGACCTCCTTCAAAAAACAGAACACGATGAGCTTCTGCCCGCCGTCGATCGTGTTGTGGATGATGTCTATCGCGCCAGACACCTTGCCCTTGGCAGATATCTCCTTCAGTATCGACATCTTCACCATGATGGCACCACGAATCGCCCTCTGCACCTTGTCATCGTCCGCATCCCTGTACTCACGCAGGTACTTGATGACGTCACGTTCAGCCGCCTTGTACTCCTTCATGTTGTCGATGTCCGTCACCAGATAGCTCCTCGTCTTGTCGGGCAGCTGGGTGAGCACGTCCTTCTTCATCCGACGGAAGAAACAGTTCTTACGCAGGAGCCAGTTCAGCTCCTTCAGGTGGCTGCTCTTCCTCTCCCCTGCGCAGTACCTCGCCATGAACTTCGAGTACCCGCCGAAGTCGTTCAGCCTTCCCATGATGTTCAGCTGCTGGATGAGGTCGATGTTGTTGTTCACCACGGGCGTGCCCGTCAGCTCCAGCACATACTCCTTGCCCATCGCTATGCCCTGCACGAACTTCGACTGCTGCGTGCCTGAGTTCTTGCACTTGTGGCTCTCGTCGATGATGACGGTGCGGAACAGGTTGATCCGCTCATCGAAATCCACCGACTTCAGCGTGAAGCGCCCGTCCCTCCTGATCCTCTCCACGAAGAACTTCTTAAGGCTCTCATAGTTCACGATGAACACCTCGGCACACGCACGTCCGTCGGCCTTCTTCATCTCCCAGAACCGCTGCCACGTCTGCTTGTTGTCATCATTCAGTATGACACCCGTCAGCCCTCCGAACTTCCGCAGCTCCCTCTGCCAGTTCACCTTCAGAGACGCGGGGCATATCACCAGAGCAGGGAACGCCTTCGTCACCGTCAGCACACCGATGGCCTGCGCCGTCTTTCCGAGGCCAGGCTCATCCCCCATGATGCACTTCTTCTTCTCCAGCGCATAGGCGATGCCCTCCTTCTGGTATTCGTAAGGCTCCATCAGCATATTGTGGGGAACCTCCAGGTGAGGCATGGGCAGAGGCTCATACGACTGCACGGGCTCCGAGTCCTCGACCCACAGCACATTCGTCACCAGCCGCATGTCCTTTGCCCACTGCCCCATCTTCTGAAGGTAGGCGATGTCCTGCACCGACACCTCCCAGAACCTCCCGTCAGCCTGATAACGTGCCGACGGGATGCGCTTGATGCACTTCACCAGCATCGGCTGATACTGGAAGCTCACCTTGTAGCAGTTCGGGGTTAGTGTGTAGTACATCGGTGCCATGCTCATGCCACTTTGCTCTTACGTCCGCGCTTCTTCGGCTTCGTCTCGGCCTCCGGCGCATCGTCGGCCTTGACCTTGAACGGATCGACGTCCTTGAACTCCAGCGAGGCCTCCTTAACGCCCCACTTGCGCTGCTCGATGTACTCCTTCGCCTCATACTTCACCGCCTCGACATCGATGGCCAGCTCGTTGTGGTACTGGTAGTTCTCGTCCTCCTCCGTGTCTATCTGGGGAGTGGAGAGCCGCACCACACCCGCCGTCGTCAGCAGGCGCACACCAGAAAGCGACACCTTGCGCTCGTTGTTCGAGAATGAAACCGTATCGACGGTGAAGCGCTTGAAAACGCTCTTGATGCCATCATCGGTGATCCTGTCGCCCTGCACCTCCTTCAATGTTCGGTTGAAGGCCTCTCTCTGCTCCGTGATGATCGACAGATGAGGGATGAGGGCGTTCATCGCATCGCGCAAGTCCTTGTGCACGATGTTCGCACCCGTGAAGTTGATCACGTCACCGTCACCGTTCTTGTACGTCACGGTGAGGGTGTTCTGCTTGGTAAGCTGAATCTTTTGAAACTCCATAACTCTTTTTTTTAAAGTTCTACACCTTCCATCTGAGCACGAATCTGAAGGATACCAAGATATTCCTTCATCGCTTTAAGTTGGAAATCATAAGTTGCGCGAGGACATGTGGGAACGAAATTTAACTCTCCCTTATCCCACTTATCCACCATAGCATTGAGCTTGACATAACGAGTTTCAAGTTGATAATACTCAGCCTTAAAACGTTCTTTGTAATCTGCGCTGTTCATCATAACAGCAGTTTCACTTAATTGTACCATAATAAAAAAAATTTAATTAATATTAAATATTAAGCAGAATATTTTCTGCCTGTTATCTGTAATCCTGATAGAACTGTTCAAAATACCTGTCCTGCGGTGTCGGCAGGGTGATGCCCAGCTCCGATGCCGCATCCGCCTGAATCTGGTTGAGGAACGCCGTCATCTGCTCGCTGTTCAGCTTTGATGATGTCATGTATATACGCTCCATCCTCTCGCCGATGCTCACCGTCCGCATCAGGAACTTCTTGCAGTAGTACATATAGACCTCATCCTTCGGTGTGCCAGTCTCGTTCTCGATGCACTGCATCCACATCCACATGAGGTCGTTCTGACTGATGCTCCGCTTCTCGCTCGCCCGCTTGATGGTCAGCGTATATGTGCCGTTCGCCAGCGTCGAGAAGACGTAGGGAAGCTCCTGGTCAAACGTGAGCCTCCCGTCCTTCTTCGTCATCACTACCGTCTTTGCCATACATCAGAACGGTAAGCCGTTATCACCCTGCGCTGGCTCCGCATTGAGCTGCTGCGCCACCTGCTGAACCTGCTGTTGCTGCTGGGCCTGAGGCTGCGGCTGAGGGCTCGAGTTAGGGAAGAACTGCCCTTGCTGCTGTCCCTGCTGGTCGCCAGCCTGACGCACCAGCTGCACATCATACGCACGGATGCCCGTGAAGTTCTTCTTCTTCCCCGTGGCCTTGTCCGTATAGTCCATGCCCTGAACATCGAAGAACACCGTCACAACGTCACCCGCCTTGATGCCGTCGAGCTTCGGGTTCACCTTCTCCAAAACCCTGTCGCCCGTGAACTCCATCAGCGGCTTGTTCTCAAACTGGCTGCGCTCGCCCGTATAAGGGTCGTAGCGCGTGCAGTCCAGATACACCATACGTTTCTTAAGGGGTTGCTTACTTGCATCCGCAGATGCCACCGTCTGAACGGCTGATACCGCGATCACGCGGCCTGATACTGAATTTGCCATAATTTAGATAAGTTTATATGTTACGTACTCCTTTCTCTTGCTCTCCTTCTTGCACTCGTCGAATACCTCCGGGTACTTCTCCTTCAGCGCCTTGCTATCGACAGACACAGACACCGACGCAGCGACCTTCGACACCTGAATGACATCGCTCTGCCACTTGTCCTCGCCGCGTGCCACCATCGTCGCCAGCAGCTGCTCCTTGATCTCCTTCTCACGCTGCGTGTAGATATCCAACTGCTTCTTCACCGTCACCAGCTCGTCGATAAGCTCCTGCACCGCCTCGGGCACCTCTCCCTCGACACGCTTGTGCTCGTCCTCATGCTCGAAGCCTGACTTCTTCAGCAACATCAGCGACACCTCATTGCTCTCGCCCTTGATGTAGTCCGTGACTATCTTCTCGCACATCTCCGACGGTACCCTGTCAAGCAGGAAGATGTCGGGCTGTCCGTACTGGGGTCTCGGCAGCCAAACGCAGTACAGGCTCTTCGCCTTCCGCGTCGGGTTCTGCATCTCATACAGCCACGCATAGATACTGAGCTGCAGCGTGACATTCGGGATATGCACCTTGCTTGTGCACTTGATGTCACCCAGACTGTCATCGCCGTTCTCATCATACACGTCATCGATGCAGCTGGCGATGTCCGTCTCATCACTCACCAGATACTCATTGCAGACCGTCTTCAGGCCCTTCTGCTCCTTCAGCTCCATGTACTGACGGATGATCTCATCATCGACGATGCCCATCGAGTTCGCAAGCTCCACCTTCGCGTGTATCATGCTGCCTCGCTCCTTCGCCTTATCAAGAACCTGCTGGGGAATGCCCTTGTACGTCTCTGGGAAGAGCCACGCCACGATGGGCGTGACACCTGATAGCTGCCTCCCGTTCAGGGTGTACTCATGTTTCTCGGGGTTGAAAACCACCTTGCTCTCTCTTAATGCTTCTTTCATAACTCTTGTTCTTTAAATGGTTTGACATATTGTTTACGCAGCCTTCGACAGCTCCGCATTCTTCTTGTTCACGGCAGCGATGAAGCGCTTGTCCTTGCCGAAGTCCTTCTCGTACCTGTAATAGACCTCCTTCAGCTCATCCACCGTCTTGGCTCCCTCGACATCCAGACAAGCGTTGCCCAGCGCATCGTTGCCGTTCTCCTGCTCAGTCTCGGGCAGGTCCTCGCCAGCATAGATGTACAGACCCAGACCATGACGGGCCACCGCCTTCGTGAGGCTTCTCTGGATGGCCTTGTTCACATCAAACGAGGTGACCCTGTCAAGACCGATGCTCGCGTTCTTGTAGTCCATCACTGGCAGGTACTCGATATGCTCCAGACCCTCGATCGTGACACCCGTCTTCACCCAGCACGTCCGTCCGTCCGTGTGGTAGTTCAGACCGTCCTTGTTCTCATAGATGGTGTAGAACGCATCAGGGTAGTGCTTCTTCACCTCTGCCCAAGCCCACGCCCATGACAGGTACGTGAGGTTGTTCTTCTTCTCCGTGTGCTCGTTTACGTTGATAGCGTTCAGCACCTCAAACACGCTCTTTTTCTCTTCCTGTTTCATAACCGAAAAATTTTTAATTGTTAGACAAAAAAGTTCTTTGTAGGCACGGAGGAATCGAACCTCCCAGAATCTCACGACCCCGCACGCCTGCCGTGCCTTCCGATTGTTATTCATTCAGCCACCGCTGTGGCACACTCATTGAAAATTAATATGAAAAGAGGAAAATAATAATGTTATAAACGTCCTACCAAAGCACCGCACAATGCGGCTACCACGAACCCTGCGGGCAGGATGGCCAGATACAGCCACTGTTCCCACTTCTCCAGGTCCAACACTTCAAAAATCCATCTCATGACTTTATTCATTTTAGTTGTTACATAATCCTCGCATTCCTCAGCACATTTCCAGAATCGTCTTTGCAGCCTCGATGCTCTTGCGGATGCGTGCGTTGCTCTTCAGCGCGTCCTGATAGCTGTTCCACCACATGTCGCCTCGCTCATCCTTCTCCTTGCTCTCTTCCTTGAGCCGCTCTATCTCCTTGAAGAGAGAGTCAAGCTGTTCCTGCACTTCCTGGGTCGTGAGCTCCTGCTCCTCGCCACAGATGATCAATGTCATTTTTTCCATAATCGTTGAATTTAAATTGTTGATAAATAGGGTTTATTTCACATAAAGACTTACCTGTAAACCACGACGCAGCTTGCATACGCATACGTCCTTCATCGAATCCAGAGCCCTGCCGATGAACTTCTGCAGCAGCTCTTCACCGATCATCGCCGTGATGCCTGACACACCCTTCAGCGTGTTCACCTTACGGCCCTGCTCGTCACGTCCGTAAACCTTGATTCTGAAGTTCCTGTTGATGAACTCCGTCGTGTAGTGATTGTTTCCGTTCCTTTTCATATTTTCCTTTTTTCTAATTTACCCCGTAAAGGGTATTGCGGGTTTGACTTATTTTTCGTAACTTTGTCCCAGCGACGTTGCAAAATTATAAAGATTTTCCTTATGCGACAAGGATATTCCTTATCTTTTAAATCTTTTTAAAAGGTTTAAATAAGGATTTTAAATATTTTAAAAGTCAAAGCCTTAAAAAAATAAAGATTATGGCAAAAGAATCCCCCGAACCTCACGGCCCAGGGGAAACATGTTAAGAACTACTACTCTAACGCTGCGACCTCCTGCGCAGCCATAATAAATAACACACTAAAACCAAAATTATTACAGCGACTATCGCATAGTCCGTGAATCTGATCTTCATCTGCTGCCACTTCGTCAGCTTCTTCTCTACTGGGTACGGCACCGACACCGAGTCACACCTGATGACCGTATCACGCACCACCCTGTCACGCCATCGGTCCACCAGCTTCGTGTGCCACCGATCCACCGTCACCGTGTCGCCCTGCAGCCTTATGATGACCGAATCGTTACGCACGATGCTGTCACGCTTGATGAACGTGTCCGACCTGACGATGTACTCCGTATGCACCTCCGGCACCGTCACCACCTTCGGCGAGCATCCGCACAACAACAGAATGACAAGCACTCCGATCACCAACACCGCAACCCACCATAATGGGATGCATGCCGTCTTCTTCACCTTTGCGAACCCTTTCAGCGGGTCGAAAATCTCTGGATTTACATTCATACGCATTCTAAATTAAAATAACCAATAAACCAAGAACAGCAACCAATAATATTGCCACTACGACAAGAACCGACAGCACCAGATCATCCATATCGTCAAACCCGTCGTCGTGCATCCGTTCCTTCCAGAAATCGCTCTTCATACCTTCATTCGATTGTTATGTAGATATTATCTTTTGCCTCCAGCAGCCTGTCATACAAGGCCATGAACGTCTTCCGGCTCTCCAGAACCTTGCCCACCTGGGTGTTCCTTCCTACCAGCAGACAGCCCTCCGTATCCCTTGCCGTGTTGCCGATATGTATCAGCACTCCGTCATATCCAGGTACGTTAATAAGTCTCGGCAGGTAGCCGTTGCAGAACTGATAGATCGCACGCTTCGAGAACTTCGGCGACTGCACCGCCAGCGTGACACGGTAGCGCCCCGTCGGGATCGCCGTCGTGCCTTTCCGCTTCATCGCACGGATGACCGACACCGCCATGTCCTGACGCAGCCCCCTGTCCTTGTCCTCCAGCGTGTCGCAGAACCTCTCACCGTCGATGTACAGATGACCGATGGTATAGGTATCCCTTCTGGCCACTCTCTTAATTCTCAGTTCCATCTCCACCTCCCTTGTGCATCTCTATCGAGGTCTCGCCCTTCTGGAACTTGACCTTGTAACCCAGCTCCAGCGCCCTGAACGCATACAAAAGCGTAGGGAATAACAGGATCTCACCGATGGCGGTCAATACCGAGCCATCAATCACGCCCATAGGTGGGACGAAGAAACCGCCAACTATCAGTCCCACCGACACGAAAAACGACACCAAGAATGTGAACCTTGACAGCCAGAACGACCTTGTGCCGTCCGTCTTTTCTTTCTTCAATACATTAACCATCTCTTTGCCTCCTTTCTTCTAAGGAAGGCAGCCACCGAAGTGACTGCCTTTTTGTAGTGAGTTATTACAATAACTATTTATGAAACCGCTTCCCAAGAAACAGTGCCGTCTTGATTGAATATCAATTTTTTACTGCCTAAAATAAATTCTGTAACACTTGTATTTCCAATAATTGCTTGATTACTGTTGGTGGCTCTGACACCTTTACCTACGGCTATGACATTGCTAATATTTCTATTTTCTTCAGTTGTAGTACAATCACTACCAATAAACACCGAATCCTTAGCACCATACATATTTGCCTTATAGCCAATAGTGACACTATTGTTGGAGTCAGCCTTATTGTTTCCCATAGCAAAGTAACCGATAACAACATTATTGGCAAGTTCTCCATCAACGCCTTCTGCACACATCGCACTACGACCTATTACTACATTGTCTTGTGCTTTCTTTACTTGCCAAAGACAGTCACTTCCGATTGCAATATTGTGGTTTCCTTCTTCTAAAAGGCTCATTGCAAAAGTTCCTATGGCAACATTCTGCATTCCGTATTTCCAGTTTTTTAAAGCACTTAAACCAATCGCAATGCTTCTGGAACCATTGATATTATTTGCCATAGTGTTTCCTGTAGGACCTACGGCAACATTCCATTTTCCATCAATTAATGTTCTTGCAGAATTACCACAATTTACATTATCAACAGAAAGGTTTCTTGTCTCTGTATAATCAGGCTCAGTTTCACTGCTTACAAGAGGCTTTAGACTGATAGATGTAACATCAAATGCCTTTGTTCCATAAGGGACTATCTCAAATTCTCCACCATCAGATAAGAAACCTCCAAACGTAGTCCTACTTCCATTATATGTATCTACAAGAGGCCCATCACCAATCCTTAAATAAAATAGGTTTCCATAATGATTATCTTGTGTCAATGTTACAATGTCACATAGATAACGAGCATCTTCTATAGTAGAAGCGTTAAACTTGAATGTTTTCTCCCTTCCACCTCCAGTGCCTCCTATGTACTTAGGAAGTCCGTTTTCTACAGTCCAAAAATTTGAATCGTAAGTTACAGAAGAGATGTTCAGTACATTATTTCCAAGATAAAGTTTAATTGTTGGTACATATTTTACTGCCAACTCAGGAGGAGTGTCTGCTTGTGATACTATACCATATAAGGTATCAATATCTTCTTCTAAAGGTGCTGTGCCCTCTTCAATTTTATTATTTACGTAATCTTCCGAAGCAACAATATCAAATTCTTTATCTGCAACATATACTTCATAGGCGGTGGTATAATCCTTTGTACCAAATCTCATATATGTAGCATTAGCAGGGATATTTAGAATAGCTTCCTTAATTGTATTATCGTCTATTGTGTGGAAATCGTCATTGCCAAGATACTCTGCATGACTACCAGTATTCCCAGAATAATATGCAACGCCGTCGAAGTTGTCAGCAATCAATGTTTTTAATTTATACCTCTTATCTGCTTGAATAGGTATAAAATCAGTAATCAATGCTAATGATGAACTGGCAGCATAGATATATCCACTTAACAATCTTGTTCCGTTATTTGATGTAAAATTGCGAAGTTCATACACACCGCCCTCTTGTCTTTCCCAACCGTCATCCACTAAAGGAAGAACGTCGGAAATAGTATCAATTCTTTGTTTCTCAACATTTATTGCTTCTGACAAGTTCAATTCCTTTGCTTCAGCACGTGTTTTTTCATTATTTATACTTTGTATCAAAGTTGCTTTGCCGTTATTCGTATTTACCAACAACTCTACTTCTCCTGCTGTAATACATTTACGAGTATATAATACAAAAGTAGTGTAATTGAGTGTGTCGGGATTAGAATTTTTAAAGTAGAAAATTCCTGTCCCATCATCAGCGAGTGGGGTGTTATCACCATTAATCTGTATTCCTAACCAATTGTTTGCCTGCTCATATTCAGCAGTATTTGTAATCACCTTAATCCAAAGTTCTATAGGAGCATTGTCAACTTGTAATGTTGCAAAACCGACAATTGAAGAACTGGTTCTAATTGTTTTTTTAATTTTAAAAGCACCCACTATATTTCCAGTTCCATTACTTATAAGTAAATTCTTACTATCACAAAATGGCTCGTCATCAACAACCTGCCATTGTGAAATATCAGTAGTGAAAGCATTAGCCATCAAGCGGGCTTGTATGTAGTTATTGTCAGAACTCTGTACAAACTTAATGCTCATTCCACCCTTCTGGTAATCGGTTGGAATGGCAGCAAGAGCGGCAGACAGATCAACATATTGTGCAAGGGTATGTGGGTTTTCCGTTGCATTGAGTTCGCTGACATCCAGAGCGCCCATATTGTCAAACACACCTCCGCTTGTAACGAGGTTCAGACTTGCCTTCTTCGGACGTGGATCAATGGCATTGTTATATGTTGCCATCAGCACCCATGTCGAGCCATTCCACATATAGTCGCTATATGAGGAAGACCCAGCGAGGCGGTAGATCACTCCCTGCTGCTGTCCTGTCTCCGGCAATTCGGTCACGGGTACTGGCTTACTCTGTTGCAAGTCGTTGTAGAGCTGCTGAAGATTTGCGATGTCTGTCTCATTCGTGCTGACACGGCCACCGAGCGTTGTGATGTCACTCTCTGCCGTAGATACACGACCCGTGAGTGCTGTCAATGCCTGAGCCGATGCGATGTCGGATGATGTCAGTGTGAGCGATGCCACACGTCCGTTCGTCTGCGTAAGCGTGAGGTTGATATGCCCGTCAGCCGTTGCGATGGTGAACGATGCCGTGATAGCCTCGATGATGCTTGTCACATACGCCTCCATGCTGTTGTTTGCCACCAGCTTGTTATTGGCAGCAGCACCCGTCGGTATCACCTCCTCGACATTTTCCACACGTCCGTCGATACCCGTCACCGTCTGCCCCAGCTGCTCGCGTGCCGTCTTCTCATCATTGATTGCAGAATATACGCCGCCAGACTTGACAGGGTTGTCACTTCCAGCCGTCGGCACATTATCGAAAGTAAGAGTATTCTGCTTCTGCCCGAGCAACGCCTGAAGCTCCGAACTTGTTGGCAGTCCTATCAACTTACCAACGAGTGCAATGGTGATGCCAGAATTGATCGCAGCCCACTGCGCAGCCGTAAAGCCACTTATGTTCAGGTCATACTCATATCCCCATGCCGTGCCGTTGTACTTATACCGCTCCGTGCGACGTATGTCCGTCGATTCCGCAGATACGGGAATCTGTACAAAGGCGTAGTCGTTGTTATCAGCCGTAGAGATGGCATTGCCAAGTGCTGCCGCTATCTGCCCATGGGTTGCATCGATAGTCAGACTTAAATCCGTGATGACATTATATGTGCCCTTGAACGTTGCCGTCGCCGTGGATATGCTGCTGTTCATCATAGCCGTATCCACCAGCTTGTTAAGTGCAGAAGCCGCACTTGGTATCAACAACAGAATCGCCTCTATCGCATCACTCAGCGCCTTGTCTGCCGCATAAACACCTCCCGACTTCACGGGGTTGTCACTGCCCTCCGTCGGGGCATTGTCGAAGGTCAGGTTGTTCTGCTTCGAATGATCCAGACGCGCCAGCTCATCATCCGTCTCCCCGTTGATTACACTCTGCTTCTTTCCTTTTGCGTCATCGAGAATCTCAGCCGCACCCGTCACGATGCCGCCGACCTCATTGCTCTCGATACGTCCGCCTACTTGTATTCTTTTTGCCATAATCTTATCCTCCTATCTTGGTTAGTAAACGTTTATCTGATATGTGCCTGCCTGATAGACATTGGCAGACTTGTAACACTTATAGCTCTTGCCGTCAACGACCACACCCGTAGGTGCATCAATAGGCAGCTCCAGACCGCCCATCGTGACGTACTCCACGCTCATGGCATACGGCACCAGCACCATGATATAGTCGCCATCGCTGGCCACCGTCACCTGATAGCGCCCTGCGGGTGTCTTCCGTGCCGATGCCTTCGTAACGATGTCGGTCTCATCCTGACCAGCACCATAGTACACCGCATCGACGGCCTCCACCGTCACCTCTGCCGTGCGTGTCACTCCACCGATGACGCACTCAGCGTCATACTCCACGTTACCGGCTGCCGCAGGTGTCACGTTGTCGAGGAACGTCAGGGTCTTGCCCATGCCAGTGGCTATCTCAACTCCGTTACGCTTCAGACTGATGCTCGTTGCCGCCACATTGATGGCAAGCGACAGCATCACCGCCGTGCCTTCTCCTACTGCGATAACCTCCTTGTCGGCCTTCAGCACCAGCTGGGCGAGGTCTCCGTATGCCTCATCCTTCAATGCGTCCACCTCCGACTTGGTGTAATAGCTTGCGAGTGCCGCAGCAACAGCCTGTGCGATGACATCTGCCACCTCTGCCTTTGTATAGTAGTCCTCGAGTGCCGCATTGATGGCTGCCGTCATCTGGGCGAATGTCGGGTAGTTTGACAAGTCGATCTCCGTCGTGCCTATCTTCTCCCAATAATATGTCGTGGTGCTGCCCTCTGTCCTCGACAGCGTGATGTACTCATCCTTCACGTTGTCCTGCCCCGGTTCCTCTGACGGCACGAAATAGAAGATGCCCATCGTGTCGGCTGAAGCCTGCGGAAGCTGGTCCACCACCTCGTAACGGAACTGCTTAATGGCTGCTATCAGCGCCAGCACCTCGTCCTTTGTGTAGGTCTCCGACTTCAGGTAGTAGTTAACCAGATTCGTCGTCGATGCCGTGATGAAGTCCTTGATCGCCTCATACACGCCGCCGCTCTTCACAGGGTTGTTGCTGCCTTGTGTCGGCATATTGTCGAAGGTGAGAACATCCTGCTTCAGTCCGAGCATCTCCGTAAGTGCCTGCGCCGTCGGCAGGTTGAAGAGCTTTGCCTTCTCATCATTCGTGTAGTCGTTCTCCGACAGTCCCTTGCCAGGTACCTTGTCCACCTTGTCCGCCAGTGCCGCTGCTGCACCGCCAGAGGTGAGGATATTGCCGCTTCCTGCCTCCACGCTATCAGAGACCACCCAAAGCACATCCTTGCGCCAGATGCTGCCGTCATACCTGATAACAGTCAGGCCTGCATCCACGCTTATGCCGCTTCCGAACTCCGAGTATATGCCGCCCTGTGCCGCAAGATAGAATAGCTTCACCGTCGGACTTGTCGGTGGCACCGTGCTCGGGATGGCCACACCAGCGAACAGATAGCCCGCCGCCTTCAGCTCCGCAAATGCCTGATACACCGCACCGCCCTCGACGGGGTTCACTCCTCCCTCGGTGATCTCCGCATCGACGGGTCTTGTCACCGAGATGACATTCGCCGTCCAGCTGTCCGTCCACATGAACAGCACAATGCTGCCCTCGGGGACATCCACGCCCGCGCCTTCAAAGTTACGATACTTACCCGCACCGCCGATGTACACGATCCTGCCGTCGGGCTCCACGGGATCCGTCGCAGGCGTGCAAACGCCCATGATGCCGAAGTCCGCACCCATCCGCGAGACCATCTCCAGAAGGATGTACTGCAGCACCTCACCCGTAATCTCCTCATTGCCGTTGGTCCTGATGACCGCCGCAATGTCGTCTTTCAGATTCTGCCAATTTGCCATAATTCTCTGTATTTTTAGTTATTATATAAAGCTGCGCCCTATCCTCTTGGCCACCGTATTCGTCTGGAACTCCGCCTCCACGCTCGCCACGTCGCCCTGCGTCTCCCACTTCGGGGTCATCAGGAACGTGTCGCACACATATTGGCGTCCATACCTGTCCGTCACCCTCACCACATCGGCCATCCTGACGAAACGCATCACGTCGCACAGATACTCCGAGGCGAGGAACGTCATCTTGTATGTCTTCTCGGATATCATCTTCTCGGGGAAGAACAGACCGTCGCGTGTCTCGCCATCCTCCTCGAACTCATAGTCGGGCTTTCCTATCTCCGTATTCAGGAACACTCTGTTCTTGAACTGCTGCCCGCTGACATCATAGATGATCCTGCAGCCGTCCATCACAAGGTCCTCCCTGTCGTACCACTCCACCATCACATAGGGAGAGACATCCCCCACCGCCGTGAATATGTCGCTGTACAGCACCGTGCCGCCCGACAAGGCTATCGTGATGTAGTACTGGCCTTCCTCCGTGGGCAGCCCTGCCGCCGCAAATCCCGGGTACACGATGACCGAGTAGCCCTCGGACTGGAATGAATCCTTCGTCAGTCCTCCGTTGACGAGTGCCGACATCGCACCAGACGTCACCAGCGTGCCGTCAGCCCTGAACAGGGATGCCGAGCTGAATGTCTCGCTGTTGTATGGCACGATGATCTGGAACGGCGGTATCACCCCCACCTGCGTGTACAGCGGGTATATCTGACCGTAGGCATAGCTCCTGCGGTGGTTCTGCTCCTCTATCGACTGATAGAACGGCAGCACACTAAGGTTGTTGTTCTGTATCATAAACAAGAGTCATTTTACTTATTCGACTTGTCAGGCGGACGGACATCTTCAGTATCTCTCCGTCGCCTATCTCCGTTCTCACCAGAGCATTTGTGTCGGGGTCTGCCTTTCCGCACGGCACCGTCACCTGCTGCTGCTTCTTTCTCTGTATGCCCTTCGCCTGCACCTCCGCACCGTTCACGACGATCTGCCACGCAGGCATGTCGCTGATGAGGAACGACGGGGTGAGCTGCGCGAAGGCCAATTGGAAGTTCTGCAACGTATAATACATGCCGTTATACCGCAGACCGCTCGTTATGTCCGTCTTCCACTTGCCGCCAGAATACCGACAGCAGAGCAGGGCGAATCCGTCCGCGCTCACGTTCGACGGGTTGAGCATCAGATAGTCGATATCCGCGTTGAACATCGGCACCGTCTCCTCCTCGATCCTGCCCTCCGTGACGTACTTGCTCCTGACATCCAAGGGGAACCCTGCGAACACCGTCGTCGAGTCATCCATCCATCCGAACTGGTAACGCTCCGCCATATCTATCTTATCCCATGAAAACACCGACGTGTTATAGCTCCACGCCTTGCCGTTCCTCGGGTTCACCATCTGCGTGAGGTCGATGCCAACCGTATGGCTGCCGTCATAGCTGCCTCCATTCTTGAACCACGTTACATGCTCTATCCTGAGGCGGTTCGCATCATCTATGAACCAATACAGGCCGCAGCAGGTGCGCAGCATATCCAGCACCGCCTTCAGCGTGCAGGGTGCCTTGCGTGCAGGCATCGTGTACTCCGCAACGAGGATGTTGCTCTTCGGTGTCATCATCAGCCGCCCCCATGAGCTGGCAGGCACCAGCGGGTTCGTGCCGTAGAGGAACACGCTGTAATCCGCCGTGGCCGCAAACGTCACCGTCGGGTCTATCTCCTTCAGCAGTGCGTTGATGACACCCTCCAGAGAGAACATGTCGTTTATCTGCGTCTCCTTACGTCCGCCCTCCTCCAAGGTCTCCGAAAGGCTGTTCTGTACGAACCACAGCGATGCGTATAGCCACATCGAACGGCCCACGGGGATGAATCCATAGTCCGTCAATGACTGTTCCGGCTTCGTGTAGTACGTGCCGTCGGGTCTCACACCCCACTCCGTCGGGTCCGTCTGATGTGCGCTCGTCATTGTCAAGGAACCAGAGAATCCGTAAGGTGTGCAGTATCGGTAGTTCCTGTTCGCTGCCGTGATGTCCTCCGCCGGCACCTCATACACCTCCGCACCCGGGTATGTGTCCGAAGCCAGCAGCATACGGCCATAGACCCTTGTCCCTGCCCACGTCATCGTGACCTGCGAGAAACCAGAGGCTATCGCAGAGAACGTGCAGGGTGACGGCACGTCCGGCAATCCGCCTATCCGTTCATCCTTCCACTCCCAGATAAGGGCATTGTCGCTGTATCGGTAGATACGCAGTGCCTTCATGAACCTTCCGCCCACATCGGGGATGATGGTCACCTCTTGCACGGTGCTGATCCAATAGACACCCTGTCCGTTGTCGAAGTCGTGCCACTCGCCCTCGTCAGTCCAATGGTCGAATGAGCCGATGAACGTGCCGCCAAGACCTTCGGGTGCGTTCTCAAAGACTATCTCCTGCCTCGAGCCCATCAGATCGAAGTGCCAGTCCTCGATGATATGGTCGTGGTCCGTAGAGCTCTCCGCATCCTGCTCCCACGACATAGCCGAAAGGACGTTCGTCAGCTTCTCCTCGCCAGCGACATACACCTGTATGACAGGCCGACGGGTCACCGTCACGGGCTGTATGGCGGGTGCCAGCTTGATGAGGTCGTATTCCTTCTCCATGCCTGCGAGGATGGCATTGTACCTGTCCCACACCTGAGGCTTGACCGTCACCTTGCGGTGGTCTGCATCTATCGTGCAGTCCGTAATCATGAAACGACCCGTATAGTATGCCGTCCACGTCGCACCGTTATCGTCGCTCGCCTCGATATCCACGAAGTACTCCGTGTCGAAGGCCGCACCCATGATCAGCGTGTAGTCCTCCCTGATGAATTCCAGCGACGAGGACAGCTCCCTGCGCATGAACAGCTCCTCGCCCTCACGCTGGTAGTCCAGCGACATGTCATCCTTCCAGACGGGGCTCACCGCCTGCTGCTGCCCGCTTCTGCCGAGCCTGATGAAAAAGCGATACTGTATGTTCATGACGGTCTCGTTATTCGTTTGACATTCTTATATACCGTGACGGTGTTGCCATTGCCGTCCGTGTATGTCCTCACCTCTCCCTGCTGCCGGATCTGGTGCACATCATCCGACAGGGCACGCATCCGTGCGTCGTTCCCTCCGGCAGCCACTACGTTGATGTCACCGCCAGACGGCATGTACTTCTCCGCAAACGTTCCGTCGTTCAGAGCGTTCACCACCTCGGGGATGAGGTCACGGTACCTGCGGCTGCTCCGCTTGTTGATGACCGCGAAGAACTCGCCGCCTTCCGCACGTCTCCGTGTGCCGTCCTTCTTGCGCCCGAGGTCTATGTCGTTGCCCGACTGATGACTGCCGCCCTGCAGCAGCTCCACCGTACCCTCGCCGTACTGCTCCGTGCCAGAACCTGCCACCTCATGAGCCTTGATCTTCGCAGCAGCGAACGAGCCCCACATCAGAGCCGTGGCCGCAACAGCCAATGCCGTTCCCACGAAGGGGACCGACGAGAACACCTTCCAGATGTTTGCCGTCGCCGTGATAAGGCTCGACACCTGTGTTGCCGTGTCGATGGCCTCCTGCGCCTGCTGTGCCTTCTGCTGCTCCTTGATGGCCTTCTCCTGGTTCTTCTTGGCCGCCTCAAGCTCCTTGCGTGCCGTCTCCACCTCATTGGCATAGCCGTTGTTACGTGCCTCTATCTCTGCCTCCAGCGTGCTCTGGGCACGTTCCACCTCCGCATCGGCAATCTGTCTCTTCGCCTCCGCTGCCTGTACATAGGCATCCATGAACATGTGCAGGCTGTCGAGTGCATACTGCAGCGACTGGTCGATGGCTGCCTTCTGCTCATCGTTGAGCTTGAATCCCAGCACATCGTATATGTCCTTCTTCTTTTTCTGTTCCTGCTCCTGCTTCCTGATAAGCTCGTCCGTGGCCTTGATCCTCGCCTCGTAGTCCTTCTGCTCCGCATCGAGTGCATCCTTCATCTCCTTGTCATTGATGTCGGCCAGCTTGTCCCACTTCTGCTGCTCCAGATTGACGATGGTCTCGTTCATCGCCTGTCTCGCAGCCACCGTCAGGTTCTCCTCCGTCTCCAGACGGGTACGTAAATCTTCTATCTCTCTGTCATATTTTAGGATGGTCACGGCACGCTCACGGTCGTAGTCGTTCTCCATCAGCGCCACCTTCGTGTCCTCCGACTGACGGATGGCCGCCAGCTCCTTCTTCTCCGCATCCTTCCTGATACGCTCCTGCTCCTTCGCCTGACGTTCCGCATCAGATGAACCAGATATCTTACCGCCGCCTCCAGATTGCTTGTTCATCTGGCTCTGTGCCGTAGATATCTGCTTTATCATCCTGAGGCTCCTCTGCTCCGCTTGTGCCCTCGCATTCCATATCTCTGCCTCTTTGCGTGCTATTTCATCATTGGTAGCTGCATCATTCTGTGACTGTGCTGCTTTCTCCTTGAGCACTTTTAGCTCTCTCTGCAGGAACGCTACCCTGTTCTGGGATATCTGCCGCTCCTTTGCTACTGCTTTCTGTAGATATGCCGCACGAAGTTTCGGATCATCCGTCTGGTTTGCCTTACGCCTCAGCACGGCTATCTCATACTGCGTTTTAGCTTCCCACTGTGTAAGGCTTCTGTTGTCCTTTGCCAGCTGCTGACGTTCACGTTCGAGGTTGATGTTCTTCTGAAGCTCGTCGTTTACTTTCTTAAATGCGTTACCCACCAACGGCAGTCGCTCCATCAGACGGCTTGCACCCATCGCAAGGTTCTCGAAGCCCTCGACGGCCTTCAGCAGCCACCCCGCCATCGTCTGCAACACATCCACCACTCCAGTGATCACCCTCTGGAACGGTGCCATGATACGCATCAGCGTGTTCGTGTTCTCCTCCGATGAACTGATGCCCTTTGCCAGTGCCATGAACGCTGCCGTGATCGCCGCTATCGTCGCCACAATAGGGTTGGCGAGCAATGCCAGCAGCTGCTTGCCGAAGCCAGCCACAGCCGACCCAGCCTGCTGCACACCTGACTTGAAGCCTCCTTGGAACAATCCCGCAAGCTGCTGCAATCCCTGATACCATTTGCTGTTGACACCGATGGCCTGCTCGATGCTCTGCGTATAGTTACCGACATTCAGCGAGAACTTGCCCGTCGCCTGCTGCATCTTGTTCATCTCCTCATATATCTGGCGCGTCTCCTCGATGAGCTTCTTGGCCGCAGGGTCGTTCTCACGTTCAGCCTTCGTGAGGTTGTTGATGTACATCTTGTTAAGGCGGTACTGGGCAGACAGGGCATTATATGAACCCTCGACGGCACGGTTCGATTCTGCCGTCAGCTTGTTCATCATGTTCTGCTCCTTCTGTATCTGCTTGAGGTCTGCGATACGCTTCGCCGTGTCACTCTGCGCGAACTCCAGGTCCTTGTATGCCTTCGTCAGCCTGTCCACCTCCTGCGATGCGCTCCGTGTCGAAGCACGGCCCTGCTCCGTCGCACCAGATATCGTCTTAAGCGAAGATGATATGCTTGCAGCCTGCGACTTCACGCTGGCCGCAAGACCGTTGTAGGCCTCCGTGACCTTCTCGAGCTGCGCTATCAGCTTCTCGATACTGTCATCAGGACTGATAAGGTCACTGTACTTGATTGGATTCTGTTCCGCCATATACGATTATTTATGCTTTATTTTGATTCTGAGCCGTTCTCTTCGTTCAGCCCTATAACTTTACACCCTTGCACCCTTTCCAGCCTTAGCGACGGTCTTCTGCCGTTCCTTGGCTATCTCATGCATGTATTCACTCGCCGTGTAGTACTCCAGCACCGTCATCCGCGTGGCATCGGCATTCAGGTTCGACGATATCATCAGGCACATCTTCATGTACGCCTTGTCATGCTGCACCCCGAAGGCATCCCTTCCCGTGAACGTCCTCGGCTTGACCGCCGTCACCATCCTGTCCTCCAGCTCCGTGATCCTCGCCCTGCGCTCCTCACTGTCGCCATCCGTGATCTGCTCCAGCTCCATCTGTGCCCTCCGCTTCATCATGTCGTAGTACTCCTTCTCATCGGTGCTGTCGAACAGAGTGGGGAAATACAGCGTCAGGTCCTCATCGATTTTTTTTTTGACCGCCTGCAAAGCAGCGGTGATGTCCTTCCTCGGTGCGTCCTCGAGCATCTGCCTGACCCTCTCCAGACCATCGTCAGAGAGGTCGTTCATCTCCACATCGTCGATCTCCGCCACCAGTGCCGCAAAGGAGAGGTTCTGCGGGCTCTGCTCCGTCAGCATGATATAGACGTTCTGCCGCATGTTCTCCAACTCCTTGGCCGCATTGTCCTTGTCGCCGCTCTTCATGAACCGCACGACCTTCTCGATATGTGCATCGAATGACTGCATATCACTTCCAAGCCCCGCATCGATGAGCATGAACTTGTTGTACTTGTGAAACCGTGCCATCGGCAGGTCATCGATGCTGTCGTATACCTTCACTCTGTGCTTCCCTATAAAGAAATACTTCATACCAGATATCTTGCTATGGGTGTCGCCAGCACGGGTGCCAGCAGATACACCGCGTTATCACCAACAAACGAGACGGACACAAGCATCACAAGGACACTCGCCCACCATGACATACAGAAGTCGCAGGAGAACAGCTGCGAGGTGAACCTGTCACCGTGCACCTGCATATACTCCGCCACGCCCCACTTCTTCAGCAACACCACCACGAAGGCCGCCACCAGCGCCACAACTATTGAATAAATCAATAACCAAAACACCTGTACCATCATACGCATACATCCATTACTGTCATCGTACCATGAAAGCGGAAGCCACAGAACGGGCTCATGAGGAACTGGTTATCCACCTCATCCAGCGTGAAGCCCTGGTATATGCTCTCCGCCCTCGTATATATCTCATCGATCAGGAATGAGCCGTGGCGCATCCTGATGCCGCCGTTCAACGCACGCAGCACCTGTGCCTTCACCGCCTCCGTGTTGCGCTCGTCGCTCTCCTCCACCGTCCGCATGTCAAGCCAGACTATGAGGGAGAACCCTGCCGACAGACGGCTGCGCTGGCCTATCTCCCAAGCGATATCCTCTGGCTCGTCCATCACGAAGAAGCAGAAGTTACCCAGACCTTGGTCGGGTGTCAGCAGCTCATACTCGTCACCGCCCTTGTACCAGTTCGGGGTGTACCGACGGATGCCGCCCTGCTCCTTCACCAGACGCTCGCATCTGCCGTAAATTTTTTCCAGCCAAGGCACCTGCTGGTCAAGTCCCTGCTCCAGCGCCCCTACAACGATGTCGAACAGCTGCTCGTCACTTTTCCTGAATACTACTGCCATAATATCTCCTTCATCTTTAAAATCAAATCATCCTTTGCTCCCTTCTCATCGAAGATCACGCCCCACTTCTCCTTGTTCAGCCCGAAGGCACCTCGCCCATACTTCGCCATGATGTTCGCTGCATAGCCCGTGTCGGGTACTATCTCCATCTCGTCATCCCTGAACGCTGCGCCGAGGTCATCGTGGAACACACCCGTGATATACAGGTTCGGTGCATCCGCATTCCTCTTCACCGTATATGGATAGCTGATGGTCTGCTTCCAGTCCGCATACCGCCTCGCGCTCTCCTTCGTCTTGAAATATCCGCGAGGCTTGATGTCCTCCGAATAGAACGGGTGCATGTCGTTGCCCTGCGAGTCCTTGCCTTCCAGCAGCTGTATGCGCTGCTGCTCGACGATCTCCTGCTCATGCTCCTTGAGCACGTCTCGCATCAGAGACCCGCGCAGGCCGTCACGCACCTGCCTTGCACCGTTGAGAAGAGAATCTATCGTCATACGTTACGGTATCTTACGCCGACAGGTCGGCACGTCATACACAGTCTGTCAATCCCCCGTGTGTCGAGGTCCAGAGCCTCGTAGGCCTTCTCCAGCTCATAGCCGATTCCCGTCTTCCGTCCCTGCGGGTTGCCGTCCACCTCATACAAGAGGTCGAGGTGGCTCGCGTTTGACTGGTTGCGGTTCACCCTCACCGACGGGTTCATCGCCAGCATACGCAGCACCTTCGCCGCCATCTCACGCTGCAACACCGTGCCGAACATCTGCCGCTGCTCGATGATGAAGTCCGTGAGGTCGCACTGCACCGTGACCTCCACATTCAGGCCGTAGTTCACCGTATTCGTATAGACATTCTCCGCGATGTCCCACAATTCGGGGAACTCTGCGAACGTCTCCGATGACCTGACACGGAACGGGGATATGCTCAGGTACTTCGTCAGCGCACGCCATGCCGCAAGGCTTCCGATGTTGCACGTACCGCACGGCTCACGGCTCCAGTCCTTCGCCACGTTCACGCACTCCATACCCTCGGGCAGAGCTGCCTGATCATACACCAGATACCAAGCACCGCCGCTGTTGTTGCCGTCAGAGATAAACGGCATGTACCAGTCCTTCATCGTGAACCACTGGAAGCCACCGTTCGTCTTCGTGAACTCCAGGTCCTCCACCTGTATCGGGTCGGTCTGCGACGAGTGGAACAGATAGACACGCACTTTGCCCGTCGCCCCTGTCATCTGCAGTCCGATGCGCTCGATCTTAGCCGTCACACCCATCGAATAGGCGGGGATGATCTCCATGCCCACCAGACGCTGACCCGACGGCAGGGTGTTCTGAATCCTGCCCGCACCATCGAAGAACGTCATGCGCTCCAGCAACGGGCGCGACTCCTTCATCAGCGACTTGACCTGCAGGAACGTCTGCACCATCTTCGCCGTGACACCATCCTGCAACGAGCGCAGCCACACCGACTGCGGGTCGAACTTCTCCCAATAGCCAGCCTCACCGATGCCGCCCTCGCTCCTCGCGAAGTCATCGTTGAAGTCATTGTTGAAGTCCTTCGTGCGAGGTTCCTTGGCGATGTTATTCGCCTTCGCGATGAACAGCAGGTCGCCCTTCCGCACCACGCTGCCCTTCCTGTAGAACTTGTACCGGTTCCATTCCGGGTACAGCTTGACATCCATCTCGGGCATGACCGCACGCAGGTTCTCCATCGTCACCATCGGGTGAGCCTCCTGATAGTACAGGCCGCTCTCCGTCTCCGTCAGCTCGTCAGCAATGATGTCCTTCGGCACCAGACCTTGCTCCCATCCTACGACGTGAGCCAGCTCCCGCTTGATGTCTTCTATTCGTATCATATACTATTTGGAATTAAAGACGGGGACAGGGCTACCCTATGACCCTGCCCCCGCACGATTATGAAAAGGAATCAGCCTTTCGGAAACTCCGCTGCATTGGTTACATACACCGGCATTGCGATTGGTGTGTTCGCTGCAGGAGCCGCGATCTGAGCCTTCATGATGGGGTTGGCCACCGTTGTCGGGTCAGAGTTGTAGGCGATGATGAACGCCACATCGACAGAGAAGCCGAAGTACTCCTTCACGTTGCAGGTCATGTCAGCCGAAGCGGCACCTGCGATGGCGCTCTGGTCACCTACTGCGGTGTAGTAATGGGAACCTACGGGCAGGTCGATGAACGGCAGACGCACCACATCCCACTCATGGAAGTTGGCACTTGCACGGCGAAGAGCCTCACGGTCCACTCTTGTCAGCACGCCGACGTTGCCGTCAGCCACTGCATACAGCGAGCCGATCTTGCCTGCTGCGTTAGCCAGCTGTGTGGTGTAGTGCAGCACCTTGTTGTCATACTCCATACGCTTGTTCACGTCGTTGTACACGCCGTGCTGGGCTAGCTTGCGGATGAGGGAATCGACACCCGCATTGCCGATGATATGCAGCATACCTGGGTATGCGTTCGCACGCATCATCGGGTTGAGGTCACCGAGGATCTCGGTACTCATCTGGGTGGGTACCTCGATAACGTTGCTTGTCACGGTGTACTGCAGCTGGTCCTTGTAGACCTGAGTCTTTGCAGCCTCCAGAGCAGCGATGGCGGCGGTGTCGAGCGTTGTTGCCAATGCACGGCACACCTTCTCCATCTTACGCTCGAAGTCGTGCTGGTAGGTGATCTCGTTGTTCATGTACAGCGTCGGTACCATCGTGAAGCCTACGGCATAGGTGGTCCATACCACGGTGTACAATGCAGAGGTGTTCTCGTCATCAGCGATGGTGCAGGTACGCACGTTGCTGACGGTCACATCTCCGTCGTAGTCGATAACTGGAACCTGTACGGTGTTGCCCATGCTCGCGAAGGCACGGTCACGCAGGTTCGGTGAGATGATGGAGTTAGGGGCATCGGTCTGCTCAACGAAGAAATCGAGTGCTCCGTACTCAAGAGGACGCGTCATGTTTCTATCCAACTCGGGATTCTCGATGCGCCAATTTTGCAATCTGGTTGCTACTAATGACATAATACAATCAATTTTTTGTTGTTAATACTCGCGGACTTACCCCCTGTCCTGTTACCTAAAAAAAATACTCTCTTCTTTACTGCATAGGAAGCGACGATATGTTATTGTCCTTCCATGCCTGGTCCATTGCCTCCTGAAAAGCCTTGGAACCGTTCAGCAGGCCCTGCTGCATGAGCTGCCTGGCGATGATGTCCTGCGCCTCGTTCTGCGTGCGTGCCATAGACACATCCACAGGCACACCCGTGCCGCCGCCCTGCTGTGTCGGAGGCTTCGTGCCGCCTCCCTGCTGCTGGCGTCCCTCGTCGAGGATGCCCATAGCCTTCAGCTCCTTCTTCACCAGTTCCGCAGCCGTATATGGCTCCAGATGGTTCTCGGGGTTCCTTGCTATCTCGCCATCCTGACCCTTGAACACCAGACGCTTGCCGCCTACGCCATCATCAATGAACTCGGGGCTCATGCCCTTCACCTTCGCAATAGCCTGCGCCAGCAGCGTATCGGTAGCCGCCTGCGGGAACTCGGCCTTGAACTTCAGACCCTGCGTTGCTCCCGCCATCGCGTTGTCAATACGCACGCCCAAAAGCTCCTTGGCATGTGCCTCCTTCGCCGTGTCGTACTCTGACTTCAGCGTGTCGTACTGCTTCCGCACTCCTTCGAGGTCTTTCAACGACTGAGCCAGCTGTTTCTTCACCGTCTCGTCGCCGCCCTCCTCCAGAGCCTTCTGCAGCTTGTCACGCTCCTTCGTCAGTTCTGATATCTTCGTGTTCAGCCCGTCCACGCTGTTAGCCTTTGCAGCGAGGGTCTTGGCGGCACGCTCCAGATAGAGGTACGTCTTCTCGTCACCGTTCCGTGCGATGCCCGTCTCCTTCGCGATGGTCGCGTCGAGCTGGTTGTACACCTCACGGAAGCGGTTGCCGATAACCGTCTCCTCGTCATTCTTCGACATCAGTACGATGGCGTTCTTCTGTTCATCGGTCAAGCCGTTTAGGACGGCATCTGCGACCAGCATTTCATTTGTAATCATACTTACCCTTTGTATTTTTTCTGTTGTGTGATTCCTTTTCCTTTAGGGCCTATTTCTTGGCCTTCTTCGTAGTGTCGGGAATAATCCCCTGCTCCTTAAGCTCTGCGAGTATCTCGGCCTTCAGCGCCGCCTTCTCCTCGGCCTTCTTCTTCGCCTCGGCCTCTGCCTGCGCCTTCATGCGCTGCTCGATGCT